GGCAATTCTGTTGAGTAGTGTTCTTCAAATTCCTCTTGCCTGGTGTCATGATAGCCTGGTTTTATTTCATTCTGCTTAACCAATGTAGACCAATCAGGAAATCCTTGCACTAAGTGCTCAAATGTGATTCCCTGTAGCCTAAGCTTCCTTAGTGACTTCATGTCCATTATCCTCTTTAGGGAAGGATCGGTAAAATCGAGTTTTACGTGTGAAATAGAGAAAACAAATGCTTGGTACAGCAGATCATAAGCTATTCTATTTGAGGCGTAGGTACCATAAGCGTGCCCTATCAATCCTAAAATAAACTCGCGCATATCCCTTGACTCTGTTTCTCTCCCATATACTGCCCGGATCATTATCTCGTTTACTTCTCTAAAAGGCAAATATCTGGGTTGCAGCTCTCCTGTCTCGGTGTTTAATACAAAAAAGTACTTCAGAAAGCAAGCTCCCCTTTTTGTTATTCTACCTTTTGATACTGCTGAGAGATAGGAGACCCCGTCATATATATCCTTTAAGTCTACGTCAAATGCTTCTTTTAAAAATGCTTGAAAGTTAAACCCAGATAGGTAGTGCGAGACTCGAGTCATTCCTTTATTGTACAAATGATCGTCTCCATATACCACTAATTTTACCCATGCAACAAGCGCTTCCAAATCTATTTTGTCTTCTTCCGGTGCTTTTACTATCTGCAAAGTACAGAACAGAAAGAAATACAACCCCATAATCCACGAATCCATATGGGATGTATTAAAGCATCCAGATGGCACTCCTCCGTAATGCAAAACCCACACATCCGCGTACAGACGTGTGAGTCTCTCTACTATTCGAGGAACTAAATATTCTAAAAGTTTCTTTTTTGCGCCATAGTCAACAGAGTTTTTGTCTTCGTGAATTAACATCGTATCCATGTATAACTTCACAAAAAACGAATGAACGGTTTGATCCATATTCCTCAAATCGCCTTCTACCAGAATCTTCAAAAACTCTGTATAATTATCTATGCCTAGATACCTAGCAAGGATATCTGCTCCACCATGGGCCCATTTAAATCCTATCTGTATAACCCAGCCTCTCTCTTTCATCATTCTTAACTTAGAGACCAGTTTTTCTGCCAATACGAATGTAGATGTTGGAATATTAAACAATCGCATCTTTTTTTTCCACTTTAAAAACTCCTCATCGCCGTTCTGTTTATCCCAGCTAAAAAAGTTTTCTACTTTCGGAACCATTGTAAAATAGGTTTCAAAGTCCTTATCTGAATTCAAGTACTCCAAAATCCTATTAAAATCTCGTTTTATGACATCTATTTTTTTTCCATTTGGAGAAATTATTATCGGCTCCCCTGTCGGTAGCTTTTCCTTTCGAGTCGACCCTACGTCTAGTCCTGCTGAGGATCCCAAGTATGCGGCTGACATCTGAGAGAAATCTATCACTGACCGCTCCTTACCTAAATCCTCTGGTTGATAACCCATTGCATTATAAAGTCTGGCCACTGCTTCATCTATGTGCTTTATTGCTTCCTTTCCTGCTGGATTCAATTCCCTTGTATTCCTCGAATAGCCTAAAGCTGCATCTATCGTTTTTAATCCATCTGCCCCTTCTGCAGCTGCTATTCTAAATGGTCTACCATTAGTTGTACCATATGCTGACCAATATGCTGACCGCTTTCTCACCTCTGTATGAAATTCATCTACTTTCTCTTCTGCAGAGTGTAGTATTTTAAAATCTATAAATTTGTCATAATACTTAGGTAATACTTGCCTGTCCGCATACTGCATTGCTTGCTTAATTAATGTTGGAGGTTCATAAGGGAATGTAGTAACAAATCCTGCTTTCTGAGGAATTGGAGGGGGAACTAACTTCATGTTCGGGGAATGATGCAGGCGGTTTATTAAATGATATGCCCATTGATCTGATCTACTGGGGATCACTTTCCCTTCCACTACTGCGTACTGAGATAGAATCCTACTCGCTATTTGTGAATTCTGATCCTCTGTTGTTCCTCCTACTTCAAAGGGATCCATATGTTCTAATGGCTGACCTTGCACCGGTTCTACCCTGATTAAACATCCACAATCCTTCTGATGATTACAAGGTGTCGTGGACACATATCGTAAAGTTATCATTTTATTTCCCTTAGACTTTAGTATACGTTTTATTGGGTGATGTACTGGATATGTTTGTTTTATATGTCTTTGCAATGATCCGTACAGGTCGCTCTCTCGGATTGGATAATGTATCCCGTACACTGGCAAGATTGGTCGTACCAGTTAGCGCAAGCCCGAC